TGAAAGAGGAATAGCCATGAGTCATACCTCCTTATGTGCTCAGTTCGGAAACAACCAGCCAGAACTTACCGGCGATACACTCGAACACGGCAAAGTCTGCGTTAGTGTTTATGCCGGTATACGTTTTCGTTGCACCTGCATAATCCTTCATAGCGGAACCGTCCGCTACGGAGACGGTAACGCTGCCGCCCTCTGCGCCCGGCTTACTGACCGTGACCAAGCATTTCATGCCTGGGCATGTCGCGGGTACGGGAAGTTTTACGGTTCTCTCTACTGCCTCTGTCGGAACAACGACAAGGACGTTCGTGTCATACGGAGTCAGTGTCGTGTCGCCTGTCGTGTCATTGACAGTAAGTGTTGCAGGAAGTTTCGGCGTTCCTACGTTCGCCTGTCTTGCAGTTTCGTAAGGCATCTCATACATCCTCCTTCGGATAGGTTAGGCCAGACCCAACCGGCTAAGTTCTGTAACTTTACCGACTTGTGCTGACCGGTTGGTTCGCGATGTGGCAGTGCCACCCTTTGCTCGTGCTGATGGACCGGCTCCCGGAACCTTCTCTTTCGGGATGTGATCGTGTTGTGTACTCTCAATCTTGCGGGCAAGCCCAAGATTTTTTTGGATGAACTCGTGCGTTTTTTCGAGAAGCGCATCACGGCCAAGACCCGGATTCATTTGTCGTACTTGGTTCAGTGTGGTGCTCACAACGTCGCCACGCCCCTGTAGCAGCGGATACTGCGCAAGCAAATCTTTGGATGCCAGAACGTTGAACACCGCATTCTCGACACGCTCCTCATTGCGCTTTTCGTACAATGCAAGTGCGTTCGATATTGCGCCAAGCATTGATTGGTTCATGGATTGGTTGAATGTCTGCGGATCGCGTAACGCCTGGTTGAACGTTTGCTCGTCAAGATTGAAGAATGCTGGCGGTTCAAGTGGCTGTGATTGTGATTGCACGTTTTCCTGAGGAAGTGGTGTGGGTGGGGCTTGACCGCCAGCAACAAACTGGTTCAAAAGGTTGTTATACGCTTCACGGGACAGCGTTATCGGCTCATCTGTTCCGACTCCGCCAGCGTTGGACTCCACTGGTTTCGATCCATCCGTGCCAGTGTCAGGCGCAGAAACGGCTTCTTTCGGAGTTTCAATTCCACCCGTTTGCGCTGTTTGCGAATCCATTTGCGGCTGCTCAACTGTCGCTGTTGCTCCTACTACTGGGTCCATTTAGAAAATCTCCATACTTTGAAACGTATGTTTCAATTAGTTTAACCACGTCAATTGTATCATCTTGTGTACTGGAACACAATTTTTTCTTGAAGTACTCGGAACTCTCGGTAATCTGTTTTGCTTTTGGCTGCCAATTGGCTCCATCGTCCTTGCATTCGCCGAATATGTGCTGAATTATCAGTACGTTCTCAAGTTCAATAAACCATTCGAGACGGTTCAGGGATGCTCTGGCCTCGGTTACGGCCACAAAGTCGTTGGCAAGGAATCGGAGCGTATCCTCGTTCTTGGATATTTCCTTGATTACCAACTGCAAGATCGCGGTCCAGACAGGACTTTTGAAGAACTGTTCAATATCGTTTGGGTCCATCACAACTGGACCCGTTTTTACTATCTGTTGCAGATCGTGTCTATACATACCCTACCATTTCTCCGGCTGGCGCATAGTTGCCCGCCTGTACTTGTTGCTGCACCTGCGCATCAGGCTGTACGCTCACCTGTGGACCTGCACCTGCTGGCATAACACGTTCAAACTCTTCAATATCCTCTACCCCAGATAGTCGTGCCCAATAGGTGAACAGTCGGTTGATGTCTGTATTCCTCGTAATTTCCATCACGGCATCAGGCGAGTTCATGAACGTCTGCAATACCTGTGTGATAGATTGCAGGTTCTCCATGCCTGGGATAACGCCGCCGGGCGGGACTACCATGAACGGGAAGTCAAGGTCCATTGGGGATACCTTGACGTTCTTCGTGCCAAGCCCGTACATATCCCATATCTTCTGCTGGTCGCGTCCGTGCGTTTCGACAATGACATCTTCGCCCATGAACTGGACGGTGTTGTATGCTTCCTGAACGCCCAAGTCGTAGAGGAATTGCAGTCCAATGCGGTTCCCAAGATACTGCATCCGTGACGTACTGCCACGTGCCGCAATGTCCATGCCACGCTCTGTTGGACGTTCAGGCATACCCTGCATGATACCCTGAGTTAGATTCGTTGTGCCTGACAGTTCTTTGATCAACTGCGACATCATACCAAAATCGCCGATATGCCCCTGGGTGACATCGTTCACCTGTAGCTGTTTGATGAACGCCTCCAGTGGTGCGCGGTTGTAGTAGAACTGCTGGCTGAGCCGGATAAGTTTGCCTGGGGACTGGTTGATAACATCCTCCCATTCAAATGCGTGTGGGTTCACGATCAGCATATCGTTCATCGTCTTGGCTACGTTATCCAAGCGTGTGTTTAACAGCCAGCAAGCCGTGTCTTCAAGTCCCTGTAACTGGAACAGTACGCTGATCGGAATCTGGCAGTGCCCATCGTTCAGTGGGGATGCGCCAAGAATGCCTGGCATGTTGTGCATGTAATTGCATTTGTGCGCCTGGATGATGACCTTCCGTGCGCCAATGCGGAACCGCCACCGTTCGGGTGTGGTCGAATCGCCCAATTTCCAGTCTTTCGGTATCAGGTCAACTTCAATCGTGATAACGTCCGTGGAACCCTTCGTATTATCGGTTGCATACCGGTCATAACCCTGACCGCCATGACGTGAACCGCGCTTACTCAACTGGTAGTAGTCGGTCATCTCATCATTGCCGTTGCCCTGTTCGACATAATGGAGTAATGCCTTCATGTTGAACAGGTATTCTTCGGGGTCCTTCTCGCGCCGCGCCAGATCGTAGGTGCTCTCAATGTCCCACCAGCCAAAGTAACGCGCCTTATCCAGTTCGTGATAGTTGATGGCCGGGTCAATGAAGAATTTGTACCGGTCTATCGGGACCAGTTTGTTCCCCTCCCATAGAGTCTTATCCTCAAGCATACGAACCATGCTACCGGACTTGTAGCCGGTAGTATTCTGGAGCATCACCTCAAGCAGGTCGGTTATCTCTTCCTGTACGCCAGTCTTGCCAACGTGCTTGCGCCATTCGAGTGTGGCGAACCCGGACCCGTATTTCAGGGAATCGCTGATAACGGTCTGGATGTCCAGTCCCGTTTTCCACATGATATGCTGCCACGTCAGAACACGCTCCAGTAGCGCACCCTTCGCCACGGCCTCCACGCTGCCAAGTCCCCTGATCTTATGGATCGGGTGGTTGGTGAACATGCCGCTGAAATAGGTCATCATGGTCTCGTGTGCGGCATAAAGCATTGGGACTACAAGACCTACAGGACGTTTCGAGTGTTTGCCGACCAGCGATTGCTCGTATTCGTTCAGGTCAACATACGCTTCCATAGACTTCTCGACACGCTCCCATTCGGAACTGGATTTACGCTGAACATCCATTGCGTTTTTGGCGATCTCAAGGATGTACGTCACAAGTTTCTTCGAGAGTTTATGCCCAGGATGAAGGTCTATTCCACCCGGATAATCGTAATCCAGTTGCATAGTGTCAATGTTGCCAGAATAGCGTTTCTTATCCATATAATGCCCAGACTCGTGTTTTCACGTCTCTACTCTGTTTACTGTAATCAGGCAAATCCGATGAACCTAACTGATTCATTATAACAGGTTTTGATTGCGGATGGAAGAAAATATCCTGTAACTGCATCACCTGCGGGATGTAGCCCAACGTATCCATACCATCCCACTTCTTATTCTTGGGATAACTCAACATCGCATGTTCGAGTCCGCCACCTCTCAATGATATTTCGTGCCACACGTGCCCTTTCGGATGGTAGGGTCCCGGCGAATAGAATGGTAACGCCTGTGCGGAACGTGCCCGTTTGATCGCATCTTTGCCAGTCCCGTAATCGCCCCTGGGTGTGCTTCCACCTTCAATCCATAGCCAGTCAATCAGTACTCCGCGCTTTGACGCTGCGTTCTCGAACCGTCCACTTATCCACAATTTCGGCCCGGTCTCTTCAACCACTACCTGACTGGTATTATATTCCTGGCACATGGAGAACAGTTCTTCTTCCAGCGTCTCAGGGGTCATCTGCTTGCATATATGCCCGCGTATCCAGATTATTGCGTTGAGCGGGTCTATCGCCCATGCGAGTATGGACGTGTCTGCTGCGGTCGGACTCATGGTACGTGCCGGGTCAACCGTGATGAACCGACGAATATATGGATTCGTGTTTAGATGTAATTGTTGCTCTTCATAATACTGGAACCCGTCCTTTGTCCATGTGTTCTTCTTTCGATCCTGCGGCGAACACAGATGTTCCATCGCAAAAATATCGCTCATACCCTTGTCGGCAAACTTGCGTTGCTTCTCGCGCAGTTGCTCGTCGGATACGAGTTCTGGGACAAGAGAGAATAATTTCTGGTCCCCATCAGCATCTTCCCTATATTCACCTTCCGGGAATACGTGCCCATACCAGTCTTTCGCCTGCACTATCTCCATCATGTTCGACGCTTCGTGCTTGCACGTATCCTGGTGACGCATTAACCACGGGGGAATTTCGCTTGGCGTTATCACCCACCCATCTTTCGTTTTGCGTGGCTCTCCACATTTATTCAGTTTCCACCTGTGGGTGTTCGGGTCTGGTTCTATTGGCTGGTGTGTTGGTTCAAATGCGCCGTAATACCAGATGGCATGTTTCATACGCTGGTCAGGGTCATTCACCAAATCCCGGTCTTCACCGTCGTCTGATGCCTGGAACGTAGGACGCTCCATCTTACCCTCAATACGTATAATAGAACCGTTGCACTGTTGCCCTTCCCCCTTTGGCAGCACAAACGCATACGGTTTCCCTGTAATTGGGTCAGCGATGAAGTAGCACTTCTTGGAGAATGTGGCGTTGTTCCCCTCATACGCCTTTGGTTTCAGGTTTCCGAATATCTCGCGGATCAGTTCATTCCCCAACAATTCCTGTTTGACATTATCTGTCTGTGTTTCGGCGTGGTCAAGTGTCCTGGACGTAAACAAATCAAACGGTATACGTCTCAGGCATAACCCTTTAATCTGGAGTGCCCATAGAAACGTGGATTTCGCAAACCCCCTGTAGCACAAGCCATACGCTTTGGCAATACTTTCGTCCTCGAACGTCTTTAGATATTCAATACGCTGTTCGGTCCACGGCTGTTTGAAACTCTCGTGCAGTATGGAATTGCAGAATAGATATGTGCCCCCTGGCAAGTGAAACTTGTAGATCATCTCTACCACTTCCGGGTTATCGAACGATGGTATCAGAATATCACCGTTCGGCAAGAACCGGACAAGCGGCATATTATTGATTTTAGCCACCATGCTGCTTTACGCAATTAAGTTCTATTTCAAGAAATTGTTGTTCGCATCTGTCGCGAAACTCACTCAATTTGGTTTTATATTCGCGAATCTCTTCCATCAAAACACGCAGTTGCCAGACCGTTACAGCCTGTAATGAAGCAAAACTTATAACGCTCAACAGCACAAGTGCTGACGGTACTTCAAATGTCATAATCATACCCCCTCGGCAAGTTCGGCCTCCATTGCCTTCTCAAAACGCTCCATCTCTGCTGTCGAAAGTTTTATTGTCGTTCCTGTATATTCGTATTTTTTCAGGTCGTATACGCTGCCGCCGGTATCAACCGCAATATCGTATCCGTCGCTTAACGCCTGTCCCATCGTGCCACAATAATTCTTCCACACGTTTGCTTCCCTGGCCTTAACGCGGATTACGTCTTTGGTCGCATCCTCACCCAATTTCAATGATGGCATGTTCGCA